TTTCAGCTTGATCACTAGCTATTTTATTAACTAGCTTCTCAAGATCTTTCATCATAGGCCCAACAGTTTCACCAATTTCTTGGCGATCTGTTTGTTTTTTAGCCTCTAAAAGTAATTGACCATAGGTTTTTTCGCTATTTTTGACCATATGCCTCTTGCAATTCTTTATTTGCTTCGTTTAGAATGTTCGATTCGATATCTGAGAAATTGAATAGTTTCTTATCTATGAAACCAGGTGGATTAATTTTATTGAATTTCTTGATGTTTAGATTTGTAAAACTTGTCTCGTGTTTATGATTAAAAATTTCCGTAATTTCAAAATTTGTATACCCTAAATAATGAAGTTCTATCATTTTTGAAACTATACATTCATTTGTTCTTGCACATAACTGCAAGCCTATTCTTGTTTTATCTAACCTTCTTACAGATGGTTTAAATTTTGAACGATTTTCTTGACGAGTTTCAGCTATTAAATGAGCTGGATTAACACAATTATGATTAGAACATCTATGACCTATCCAAATGTTTGAATCAATAGGTTTCACTAGGAAATGATATGCAAATCTATGAGTACGATATTGTTTTCCCTTATAAGCTAACGAAGAAAATCCACTTCGAGCATCTACAGTTTTTGTTAACCAACAATTATCTTTATTTTTCACTGTATTAGCTTTTAAATAACATAAAGGTGAACACCAAGCAGTTTTTTTTGTCTGTTTATGAGATAGATTGAACTCTTTACCACATAAGCAAATCTTCCAATTTCTTTTTTGGTTATCTCTTGTTTTTCTCCATTTGCAGGTGGTGCATAAATTCCCCTGCATAAAACGAAGTTTTTTACAAATTTTGCATGTTCTTTCTCTTTTACTTTCGTTATATAAACATGAAGGACAGACGTTTCTTCCTTTTTTTAATTTTTTAAATATTCCGCATTTTAGACAAACACTTTCTTTCTGGATTGCGCAACATTGAAAACATTTAAAAACTTTTTTTCCTCTTCCGCACTTTGATTTATTGCAGACAGTGCAAATTCCCATCATCTTATTTTACCTGATCATTTTAGCTCCCCCTAAATAGAGATCCCTGCTGCTATGTTGTGAGCCTTGTTGAGGGTTTTTGATATATCCTGACTGCTTGGGCCTTAGCTTTGGCAATCCTTTAATCTTTGGTGGTATCATTGTCATGATTACCTCTTATGTTTATCCATATGCGCATGTGCTGCTTGCATTTCTTCTTTAGAATGCTTCATCGACATTTTTTTCTTTTTCTTATGCTCTTTTTTCATTTCGTGTTTTTTCATTTCATTCCTTTCTTAAGGTTAGTTCCATCAGTTCCCTGGCGGTTATAATTCTCTTGTAAAGGCAAAGGCGGCTTACCACCTGGTGGAGTAAATCTTGGCCTTGTAGAGCTTAAATCGCCGTTTTTAGGCACAAATGGTTTCTTAACCGATTCTACAATTGGTATTCTAGGCATATTTCCTCAATGTATAGCTGTTTTACAATGCTACTTGTTAGCCATCTTTTCGCGTGTGTAGTGCTTATTAGCTAATGCTTTGTCATCGTGAGCATCGATCTTGTTTCGGATCTTTTCATAGCTGTTGCTTGCACCTGCTGGTGGCTTTGGATCGACATTCTCTTTGATCTTAGAGTAATCAGCTCCGCTGTCTCCCTTCCCTTCTCTTCCGCCCATAGATGTATTTTTATGGCTGTGTCCCATTTTTAGCTCCTTTTTGGCTAATTTGTTGTTGTTGTTGACTAATTTCTTGTTGTCTCATTTCTTTTTCATGTTGACCGTTAGAGATTGAATGAATTAATTCGAATACCTTGACGAAGTTATCCGTATCCATTGTTTGAAACTCCTTAACGGCTTTAATTTTAGCTAATGTGCCTTGGTCTCTTTCTTCATGCGCTCTGGCTATACGTTCTTCATTGAGCGCTTTGTCAAGCTGGACCTTAGCTAATCTTTCTTGGCCTAACGATTGATCACTAAATGCTTTTGATTCAAGGGAATTATTGACAACTTGCTGGTTCTGCATTTGGAGTTTATGCGCTTCCTGCTCCATTTGTTGCTGTTGTTGTTGTGTTTTTTGGATTGCTTCTACCATTTTGTCTTTGTCTTGAATGGTGAGGTCAGCGAGCAATTGATCGACAGGTATAGGTAAGCCATCTTTCCAAAGGCTATATTTTTGTAAGTAAGCGAGCTGCTTGGTGGTCGCAGTAAGTGGCGCATTTGTAACAACCGCATCATATTTCTGAAACGACTTATCCCTAAACTCATTAGTGGGCTCCTCTTGGATCATTCGTTTGATTTTGCCAAGGGTATAGTTCTTCTGAATAATAGCCCAATGCAAGCGACCTGCGTTACGCTGGCTAAGATCAAGATTGTCAAATAGCTCCTGTAATGTAGTAAGGGCAGCCCCTTGACGTAACTGTTCGGTAATCCCCACGTCACTATCCTCCGCCTGGCCCAGTAATTCGGGTGTAACTCCTGCATTTGATTGAATATCCTCTTTTAGAAATTGTGTAGCTTGGTAATTAGCAGGATTAATGTTTGCGCCTGGTTTGTCAACAAGTGAGTTAAGCCTCCCTTTTTTGAAGAATCTAACTTTGCCTGGCCCTACTTTGAATGCATCTGAATCATCGATGAGTGAATCTTCTTCAACGTCCACGCCACTAAATTGAGCAGCAAGCAAATCAAGTTCAAGTTGCTTTCTGTAAGAGTGTAGATAGACGGGATCTCTAATATTTCTAATAATACCTTGATAACGAAATGAGTAGTTATTATTTGCCAAATCATGATAACCCACAAATGGAGTGTAAGGGTACATATCTATGCCGAGAGGATTAGGACCATTGTAAAAGCAAACGTTATTAACAATGATAGCAAGATGAACAGTAGGCACTTTTTCTTTGACCACGACGACATCTGGATACCTACTTCTAAGATTGTGCATATCTTCTTTATCAAACTCTACCTCTACACTTTCGTATGTTTCAGGATCAACAATGAATGTTGCATTGCGTTCGGTCTGATACCAATATTCGTCATAGGCGAGGAAGTCTTTGCGGCGTATATTGTATTGTTGGGGCATAAAGGTGAATTTGGTATCGAAGTAGGCTTGAGTGTTTAGCATTTCGATATCGGCTTTACGCTCTGGCATCATGGCGATGACTTGCTTCTTATGCATATATTTGCGCGTGCGTATAAAAAGGCAATCGCTGAGATCCATCTCCCTCCAAAACGCATCCATCATTAGCATGTCGGCACTGAGTGCCTCGGTCCTCAGATTTCCGCAGATAGGATCGCTTCTATAATCTATCCACGAATGCATTAATGATAAGCCTGTGATGCCTGCGGCTTCTTTAAAGCAATTGCTTATTGTATTGTATGTATCATCATTGTTATAGGCTGATTGCATGCATTTTGTGGCTTGGGATGCAGTTTGATCACTTGAACCATGAGCGGACAGAATTTGCGTAGCTTTGCGGTGCTGTCGTTGCCTGCCGCACACCATATTGACGACTGGCATTGAGTTATTAAATACGAACTTGAGTTGTTCATAGCTTAGGCCTGTGTATGAATTTAGGTTACGTTGATCACCTAGATATACTTTGCGATCTATGAGTTGCTCCCAAAAGAATAGCTGCCATGCTGATAGGTTTTGCATGTAACGCTCATCTGCTTCAGCTACAATATTGCGGTCGCCATCCTTGTAGTACCCTGAGTACACATTTGGCACTACTTGAGTACGCTCTAGCATCCCTGAACTCATCTAATTATCTCCCAAAAGGTCTATTTATACCCGTATTATGTCCATGCGTTGGCATTGGCTTTGGTCCATATCCTGTTTGCGACTTAAGTTTTGTTAAGCTATCTTTAGTCATAGATCCTGGGCCTTTACCATATTGCAACCTAGCATTAGCCATATACCTAACACTATCAGCGCAATGACTAGACCAATCGTGTACAGGTGAATCGCTATAGCTATTAGTTTTTTCATTATAGTTTTTTCTGTAATTTTCCAGACACTTAATTAAATGTCGACATTTTTCGCTATCTATATATGCTATGCTTAGTAATGATCGAACTGCTTCTATGCCTGGTTGTATTTCAATTTCTCGCTCTAATACTACTGATTTAATGCCTATATCATAGTAAGCATCTTGTACCGTACGTCCTGTCTCTAGTCCGTGGTTGCCTGCATCATGGGGGAAATAGTGTGTGCCATAGACATATGGTTTGCCTTGTATGACTTTGGCATAATGGTGTATGCCTTCGCCTTGCATTTCGTAATAATCGATGATACGAATTTCACCTCCAACATCCTGCCAAAATGTAATGGATGTGGAATCTCTATAGCCGAGGTCCCAGGCGGTATTAACATTGGAGCGAGTTTCCCAAGGTACGTTACATATACGACCCTCTTGTCTCGATTTCTCAATGATTCTAGCATAATATGAGCCTTCAACACCTCGATTAAAAGAGCAATAGTATTCTTGTTGTATCATCTCCTCAGACATGCCAGCGCGTCTTTCTTCTTCGATATCAGCTTCGTTTAGTACGCCTGTGTCGTTGATACCTAATACTTCTAGAAACCACTTGCCTTTGTTCTCGGCTGCCATGTTGGCCAGGTCATAGAAGTGATTCTTTCCTCTGGGTGTGCTAATGAATATGGCATATCCGCCGCTCACTTTGATGATTGGCCCCATTAGTTCCCATACTTTATGGGATTGGAGAGCGAATTCACTGAAGACAAGCACGTGAGCATTAACCCCCATGACGCTATCAATGTTATCTGAACCAATGATTTGAAATAGCGAGCCATTTGTGAAGCGAATCTTAAGATCTTGCGAGCTTTTTTGTTCGATTAGTTCTTCAGGTATATAGCTAAGGATACGCTTACCGTCAATTGTAGACCCTTCCCATATGATCTTTTTGCCTTGAGAATATGTGGGTAGAA